GTGTTTTTGATAATCACCCCAGTATCTGCAAGTTGATATTTGCCATCTTTATCTTTCGATGGAGCGACAGTAGAGTAAATCCATGTTTCAGCGACATTCTCTTTGTTAACGGCAGTAGCGATATAATTTAAATACTGATTTTGAACTGGGAGCGCATTTCCATTTTTATCCCTAAGTAATGTTCTTTTCATACCGAACTTTACCGGGAATTTCATTTTTAGAATTTCGGCTTTCTTTTCTTCAAAATGCCTTTTTGCGCTCGCATTGATAGGGTCTGTTATTGGTGCGTAATTTACTATAAACATATAAAGTATTTAAAGAAAGGGGCTTAATTGCCCCTTTCGATTATTCTTTGTATTGAAGAATTGTCTGGTTTACTTTATTGAAGATAACCATAAATTCAGATAACATATACAGATTCATTTCGTCATACTGGTTTGAACCTTCCATTTCGATACCGGTCATACCATCAATTCTTTTCACTATACGGGTACGATCTTCTCCACCATATTTCAAATATCCAATAGTCAGGTTGTCCATAACAAGGCTCTTCTCTCCACCTTCAGCCAAAGCATTTGTTTTAACCTTTGTTTGTGACTGTGGCATAATCAAAGCTAAATCAGGGAAAGGATAATCCTTTACACCAAATCCTGTTGGATTACCAAATGACTGAATTTCACTAAAGTTGAAATAACACCCGTTTTTAAAGATTCGTCTGATAGGAAATCCAAGTGTCATTGCATTACTGATTAAATCAGTATATGAATTATCCCCTATATAATTAACAAATACGTTTTCTACCCTACGGCCATATTGATAACCGTGGAAAACATTTACTTCACGTTCTGTCACCATCTGACCTTTTAATATAGACTTGATTGCATCGAAGGACGAAATATCATATGAATCATTATAAGATAGAAGTTGTGCTTCACTAATCATTTGAGGTAATATACCTTTAGTCCCTAAAACGGTTCTTGCAGTTCCATCAGAGGTATTGGTAGCGGTGATTGCATTGGTATTCGGTTCAGCTATAAGAATAGCTTTATTAATATCCGAATCCAGTCTTTGAGTAGTTTCTTCCATACCACGAATAAGGGTTTTTGATCCACCTCCGTTAAGCATGTCTCTCCACAATTTGTATGTGACTGCACCTCCACCAAACTTAGCGGATGTTTTACAAATTTGGGTGTAATAATTCTTCTCATATTCATATCTTACTTTACCACCAGGTTGTCCTGATTCACGGGCAAAATAAGTAGGCCCTACCATAAGTTCCGTACCGGCAGGAATTGAAACCCTGATTTTAGATGTAGCATCTAAAGGTTTAAGAACAAAAGTAAGAGCCGGAGCTGTACCTGAAACTGAAGCCACATAATACAAACGACCCCCGATAGGTGAATCTTGTAAATATTTAGGCGGGATAAGTACTGATTCATTAACAATCAGATAGCAGGCATTGTTTGTGTCATACTGATCTGACTGCAATGTTAAGGAAATGCTATTCCCTGCGTTATTGTTGCCAATAGACGACCCGGTGATAATACTTCTTTCAAGAGAGCCTTCCAAAATGGAAGTCATTTTAGGATTAAAAATGGTCATTGTCTGACCCATTGCTCGTAGAAAATCAAGCAATCTACCTTCTTCTCCGTATATCTGAATTACATCCTTAAAATATTGAGGATAAACGTGCAGAGCAGCATTTTTGGTATAATCTTCACCAAAATACCCGGATACGGTATTGCTCGTAACTTGTGCCATGTGTGTGAGTGTGTGTTAAATTAAACATTACTGTCCTCCCTTTTTCAACCCTTTACTTAAGTTTTGATATTGAGCCGCCAGATCATTTTGATCTACTACTCCAGGAGCATCTGATTTGTTTGACTTTCCTAAGACATGCTCTGTTTTGTCATGTTCTTCTTGCCACAATGATCTCCAATGATCGTATTTGGCCTTGTCAATCTTTGACCTATTTAATTTTACATATCGGTCTTTTACTTCTTCCATCAACCATTTAAATTCTTCTTCGTTGTATGGAGTATTATTATCCACAGCTATTTTTATAGCTATATCGCGTAATGCCTTTTGATCTTCTTCAGGAATTAGATATTTAAATTTTAAAGATTGAATTTCTTTCTTTCCGTTTTTATCAACATCAATATCAATATCAAAAGGAAGTTCATCAAATGGCAATTTTTCTTTTACAGATTCCCATTCCTTTTTATTCTTTTCAATAGTATTTTTACTGGCGGTTTCATCAGCTTTTTTCTTAGCAGAGAAATCTATTTTTTCAGGCATCTTTATTGACGACGCCAACTTATTCATTTCGGAATCAATTACCGCAGCCTCTTTTGACATTTGGAATCTAGTTACCTTATCCCAATTATCCTTGTCAGTAAGATCAATGTCGTATTTTTTTGCCAGATATTCATCTACAGTTGATTCCTCTACCGTAGGGTTATTGTATATTTCAAAAAGTTTGATCTTATCGTAATCAGAAATTTTCTTACCATCAATAAGCCTCATCGCGGCATCAACATTTTTTTGTTCACCGCTATTCTTTAGACTTAACTTTACTTGTAGTTTTTTATATTCCTCTGCATCTCCTCCAAAATGAGACAACGGGTCTGAATATTTTGTCAATAATTCTTCTTGTTCTTGAATTTTTTTCAGGTATTCGGAGATAGTAGATTCCGATGTTTTTACCTTTTCTTCAATTCCTGCATATGATTTTATCTTTTCGGTAGCTTCCTTTAAAGAAGAAAATCTTGATTTTAATTCATCAACTGATTTAATCGGTTCGCCTAAATCTGTACTTAGCTTTTCCCAGGTTAAGCCCTCTTGAGTAAGAACAGGCTGTTCTTTTGTTTTAGCAACTGGAGGTGCTTGTTGCTCTGGCGGTTTGCCATCTGACGTTTTTTCTATTGCTTCTTGAAAGGAGGTTGCTGAATCTTCTAATTTACCCATTAAATGCGTTTAGTGTGTGTGCATGTGTGTTGAGGCACAAAAATATAACTAATTATTTTATTGTGCAACTGTTTGTGTATTATTTTGTGAGACATTTGCATTTTGCAATCCCTGTTTTACCATTTCATGTCTGTCTTTTAACTGCCATTCTGTATTCATTTCTTGAATTACTTTATTTAATTCTGCTTGCATAGCCTGAACCTGCGCCTCTAATTTAGATTGTACTAGAGCTTGGTTCTTTTGTGATTCCTGTTCTTGTGATTCTTTTGCTTTTTGCTGTGCTTCCTTTTTAGCTTTTCGTAATTCATTCCTTACCAAGAAAGCGATTTGACGTAAATTGTATCCATTAGACTTCATTTGGGTAATCATTATCCCTACATCTGGAGGAAGTGATACAACTCCGTCCCTACCCATTTGTAATGCTATTTCTATCTGTCTATTTAATGAATCCCAATCTGCATCCGAAGGTTTCCTCTCTACGGTTATTCCATAGTCTGCATGTTGACTTGCTATTTTTAATGCCTCTACTTTTGCAAATCCAATTACTTTAGCATAAGCATGCCTTGAATCCTCGTCCCCCTTCATTAAAACATTAATTCTTTTGGTAATATGATTTGCTACGTCAAGCTTAAGGTTCATTACTAAATCAATAATCGGCTTAATTACAGTAGAGCTGGTAGTCATCGCTACTTCTGTTACTGCCTTGCCAGTCCTTGGCGCTGGCATCCCACCTAAGGCTACTGAATTTATACCAGTGTAGTATTCAATTTGACTTTCATGGAATTGGAATGTTTCAATCAATTGCTTTAAAACATTTTCCATCTCAGACGGTATAGGGACTACTGGACTAGCAGCCATTGAATTTATTGACCCGTCAAATCGTGTTCTAACAAAAGGAAGTATTCCAGTAGTAAACCCAATTTGTAACGCTTTCAAAGAACTTAATTCTTCGCCTCCGGCTAGTGACATATTACTTAACATGGTCATATCTATTGCATAACCCATTACCCTTAATTGTGCTACTGCGTTTTGAAATTTAAACCACGTTAAATTCAACATGTCTATATGAGGAATAAGCACCTTTGTTAATGGCATTGTATTTAATCTGCGTACAATAACACCTAGCTCGGCCGGTTGTTCCTGACATGGGTCAAGGCCTGATTCATAATCTATGTCAGTACCTATAAGCCAATTGCCGACGTATCGTTTTTGTTTTGTTATGTCAATAATTTCTTCCCCTTCCTCTGGCACATAATCAAATCCAACATCCTGATATTTTCTACCCTGAATTGTTTGAAGTATACATTTTTTATTTGTATCAAAATCTTTCCATCGAGTTCTTAATACGGGAACTCTAAAATCATCATACAACCACGTATTGGACTTGTAATTATTGTAGTAATCCCAATCAGCAAGAATAGGATTATTGTAAACACCACAATACTGTTTAGCTGTTTTGGCCAAATCTTCTTCTTTGATGCCTTTTGATCTCAAATATCCTATGTTCATCCATCGTATCTGAAAGGCATACTGAGCGTTCTTATACCCGGTATGGTCATCATATTGTATCCCGAATGTCTTAGGATTAGGGTCAGCATATTCAAATTTCATTTTATGACATTCTTCATCATAATAAGGCCATGCTGCAATTACCCCTATATCAATAGCATCATTAATAAGTCTTTGTTTAATTTCGGTAGTCCAGTCGGATATATCGAAAGTATGCTGAGTTGTTTCTTCGATAGCTGTTTCATGAACTAATTTAAACCCTCCGGCATTTTCATATTGTTCTAAATCTAAATCGTTGTCAGGGATAAACTCTGGTTCCATGTATGGAATATTCGCCATCGTGGAAATTGCTTCTAGTTGATCGCCAAACATTTTATGAACCCATGTCATATACTTCATTTGCTCACGTTCAGCTCCGCTTCTCTCGTCTATTGCCTTGCATCGAATATCATCATCTGCATTGTCCCACATTCCATGAAAGCTATTCTTTATCTTTGGCATTATACTAAGAACTTCCCAATTTACATTCATCCACCCCTCTCTTGAGACCTCTCTATTGTCAGCACTCTTAGTCCTTGAATCGTATTGAGTTTGAGTTTTATTCTGTGTAGCAGAATTAGGCAACAGTCTATTCTGATAAATATCTACCGGTTGTGTCCCGTTCCCATACATTCTATTTCTGTCAAATTCGTCTGAGATAGAGAAACTAAATCCGGTTCGTCCTGTAAGATGTCGGGAATAAATTGCTTCGTATACCTGAAGTCTATAATTTTTGTCTTTAGTTTCTACGTATGGATTAGGAAATGTATATTTACCTAATCTGTATTTTTCGTCTACTGTGGCAGAGACTAAGTTTTTTTGAGCGTCGGGCATTGTGTGTGAGTTTTTACATTGCAAATATAGTAATATATTTAGTATCTGTAAGGAGCGAATAACTGGCCGGATAGTACCACTCTTTTATTTACCTCTTTTTGTGTGATAGGTGCAGTAGTTTCTTGGTCTCCCATAATACACCCTCCACAGGCAACAAACAAATCGAAATCGGTCAAGTATTCTATCCCCGGTATTTGTTTACATTCCATTAGATAGTCATCATGATTTTCGACATGCCCTCTCTTATCAATATAATCTTTGTTAGCTTGAAACAATTTTTGTTTATCTCTGGTAAAGAATCCTGGCTTATCTTTAATTTTACCAGTCAAAGGATCAATACCATAAGCAAGATACCCGCCATATCCCCTTTCAAGGAAATACTCATATAATCTTGGAACGTTTGTTTCTGGGTACATCAACGACCCGAAAAACTGACACATCATAATCATATCTTCGCAATATTCATCTAGTATAGCTATACGATTATTATACGTACAAACAAAACCATATGATTTCCAATCTGATATTACATCTGTAGTATCAATAGACATATCTCGCCTTCTTAATGTAGCCCCACCTCCATTCGACCATCTACTACGATCCCTTCTTAATTCAGCTTGTGTTTTTGTATTGAACTGAAATGGGTCACCACAGGAAATGAACTTAGGCATTATTGGAGAATAAGCCATTTTATAAGCATTTTTTTGTCTGTCAAACACCTGTTGTTGCACACGTTTATTCCTTTGATCTGAATGAGGAACAAAAGATATTTTAAATCTTCCTTCAGGATTAGGAATGTGAATAACATCAGAATCCTTGTTTGACGGGTCTATCCTTTTTAAATCAAACATTTCGCTTGGCTTCTGATTTCTAGGCAAAGCATCTATCTCACCAAGTCGCTTATCTATAATTTGAATGTTTATCCCGGTATCTCCAGAATCAATAAGAAAAAAATCAGTTAGATCAATAGGGTATAGTTGCCTATGTTCTCTGTATGATTTTAATGATTCTGGAGTATTCTGTTTTAGTAAAAAATCACTCGTAGATAATATGTGTTCTTTTGCTCCATATCCTCTATCAAATCCATTATTTTTTTGTTCCTCGGTAGGGACATCAATAATTGTATTGCCAAATTTATCAACAAAGCCCTCTAGCCCATCATATGCAGGGAACAGTAATCCAAATAACATAGATTGCGTTTGTCCAGTTTTAGAATTACGCTGGTAGAAATTACTCATTTCAAAAAGCCTCTTATACTGCATTCCCCCACGTTCGTTCATATCGGCTACTGTTGATGGATGATATGACCATCCAAAAATAGTTGATCCATCGCCAGTAGATATGGTATTCTTATTTACGTTCCACCTATATATAATGTCAGTTTCTAATGTTTTACCTTCCTCGTCAGATAGGTTTATTAATTGTTTCGATCCGTCAAATGCTGTTGCTTCTGCGGTATTTGCATATGTTAACTTAGTCCCTCCAAGCGTAGGTTCAAATTTTCTGTGAGTAAAACTTAGTTCGCTTGGTCTCGTGTCCCCCTCCCATTGTGGCTTAAAGAAAAACGGCATACATTCCCATGCTGGCATTACCTTCATATTATAATGTTCAAGAGCATTATCCTTAGTATATGACTGTATTCCGCTCATTTTATCCGTACTCTTAGTACGAGACGTAACCTCGTATTGTATACATAATCCCTGATGTGTATTACCTCCACGTCTGTTTTTTGGCTGTATGACACCGCCACAAACGCGAAATGGCAATTCTATTATTTCATAATCTCCATTTTCGTCAGCAATAGCAAATCCTGTCTCTGTATCTAAATTTTTAAATGTCTCGCAGGTAGTAAATGAATATCTAAAAAATAGGAATTGTTTTCTATCCCTGTCCCTATAATCAGGAAGTCCATGACTTCCCTTTCGTTCATTTCCAATAGGCCAGTAGTTAAGATAAAACCAATGCCATCCGTCAATATATGTAGGCTTCCCATTATTAAAAAACCAATATCCATACAGTCTATGCCACCACTGCTTTTTTATCCATTCGATTTCTTTAGCATAGTATTCTTCATTGGATTCGAGTTCACGCCATGTTTCATCTTCTATCAATTGTCCGGTAGCCCTGAAGTCTCTTTGCTCTCTGTCTTTCTGCCTAAGTTTATCCCTTACATCTTTTTCTAAAGATTTTAACTTTTCAGGCATGACCTCTCGTTTGAAGTATTGATCTTCTGGCTCTAATTTATGCCCGGCTATTAAATAATATTTAGGAGGTTTAGGGAGCGATATTCTAATAGGGGTTATCCCTTTAACACCATCATTTACAATAAACGATTTGTCGTATTCGGCGGCCATTACTTACCCCCTAAATATTTCATTTTATCTGGCATATAACCTTCGCCATATGGATTAGAATCGCCCAATGGAGGTTCGTCATTGGATAGTTTATCTGCTATGTTTTCAGGCCGTACCGATATAGTACTGTTTTTTTGAATATAATCGTATAATGCAGTTCTGGCAGTAATAGTCTCTGACCCGCCAAAGATAACTTCGGTTAAGGTATTTATATTATCTTTTAAAAGCATCATGGTCTTATGACTATCTTTTTCGTCATCTAAACCTTTATTCTGATTGTATAATAATAGGAATTGTTTATTGTACAGAAATTCCAAAGTCATAAGTTCTGGCTTCCCGAAAAAAGATAGATATTTTACGATAGCCATATTGACATCGTAGTCCTCTCCAATAAGGATTTCCTCTACTGTTTTATCAAATTGGTTGGAAGTAAATTTAAACCCTGCAAATTTAGCGGCTTCTACTTTTTGCTGGTTCCTTGATGGGTATTCTTTTCGGACATCAGATTTTAAATCGTAAGCTAATATGATGTATGATATTATTTTATCGTCAGGTATAGTTTTAAATTCATCATATTCTTTTAGTTTTTTAAGAGATTCTTTATCAAATGGATTATAAAGGAGGCTGGATACATTAATTTCGTTTTTCGTCATAAATGAGTGTGAGTGTGCGTGACAAAAATACGAATATCTAATGTAAAAATCAAAGATAATTATATTTTTAATATTCGCAAAATATCTTCTACACAAGTTACAGTATCAACTTGTCCAGTCCATTTATCCTGAAATGATTTTTCGCCATCAGTTAGTTTAGACTTTACGTCTTTCTTTATTTCAAAAAGATAATTCTTGCCTCGAAATCCTACGGCAATATCGCAAAACTTTTTTAATTGTGCTGTAGAAAATACTGAAACTCCGGGAATACTTCTTAACGATTTTACTATTGAAGCATGGTTTGAATCTATTTTAGCGTTTCTAAGCATTCCCAAAAATAGGTAATTTCATCAACTATTCCATTGTTTTTCAATAATATTTTTTACCTTTGGCAAAACAATAATGAATGACATTACCCCAACTCTCAGACCTCATTTACAAAAAATCAAACGGGCTTATTTCTATCGAAGATTCTAAAGCATTCCTTACTTCTGTTTACAATGACGCGCATGAGAGAGGGTATAACAACGGATACCGTCAATGTACTATTGACCGAAGGCAATTAAAATATTTATGCAAGTCTATTAACCTTGACATGGTCAATGAATTTTATGATGAATGTGTAAATATGGATATTTTCAATTTAAAAGCGCTATCCAAACATCCTGATTTAGTGCGCAAATACAAAGAATTGTTTAATTCGGACGTAATTTTTTAATAAAATAGTTGCATGTTATACAAAGTTACCATACATTTGTATCGCTCAATGAATAAAGGTAGGTCTCGACATGCAGAAGTGTAACAAGGTTACCCTGCATGTCTTTTTATTTAATAACTTATTAAAGATCAAATGGAACGACAAATTAAAAAAGCAACAATTATTGAAAAGAGTAATTACAAAGAAGGGTTTTCTCAATCTGATAAGCCATATGTTAGGATAGATGTATTGCTTGAATTGGTAGACGGAAGGTTTACCCATAATCTATTCTGTACCGCAATGGGTGAATCAGCCAAGATTATTAATGAAAAAGACGAAGGCGATATAATAGAGTTTGATTTCTATGTAAATAGTAAAAAACATGAAGCGTCAGGCCGTTGGTTTACTAATGCAGTAATTAATTTTGTGAGAAAATGATTGCTGAAAAACGATATTATGATACTATTGATACCTTCCCTATTGAGATGATGCCTAATATGGTATTGATTAAGTTGGATCATTATCATAAAGAAGAAAAAACAAAAGGTGGGGTTATTATGACATCCAGCTTAGACGATACGGAGTTAGACGATTTAGATAAATACGACCAGGTAGATAGAACCGGAATTGTAGTATTGCTTTCTAAGGACATTGTTTTTAATGTTTATGATGATACCGGTCTTGACTGGCATCCTGCAATGGATATTGAAATAGGCGATACGGTTTGGTTGGATCAAATAGATGCCAATACTTCAGAACGGTTTATTTACAATAATGAAAGGTATAAAATTATTAGGTATGATGCTATTATAGTAGCAAAGAGAGGAGAAAATGTTATTTGTTGTAATGGTAATGTTTTACTTTCGCCTGTTGAATTAGAAAAGTCTAAATTAATTCAATGTGTAGATAAAGAAAAAATAATAAATATGGGTATTGTAAAATATGCCGGTAGTAAAAATCTGGATTATAAATCAAACTATGTTTTTACATCCATTAAAACATTTATAAGAAAACCTTATGATATTCAGCATGATGATTTAAATATTCAGATTGGTGACAAGGTAGTATTTAGTTATCCTGAAATATGGTTAGAATCAGAACTATTTGAACATTTCGGAGAGCGCTTAAAATATTTACAAAGACGACACATTTTAGGAACAATAAATTAATTTAATATGACAGAAGTAACTCCATTGGCCGACAGGATTCTTGTTGAGCCAGAAAGATTAAAAGACATAACCAATACAGGAATATATATTCCTGGAACCGTAAAAGAAAAACCCAGTAAGGGAACCGTGATTTCTGTGGGCGAAGGAACTTCCTTAGACCCTATGAAATTAAAGATTGGAGACAATATCTTTTATAGCAAACATGCCGGTACCGAAATAGTCATTGAAGGGAAGTCTCTATTAATAATGAGACAGAGCGAAGCTTTACTTAAGTTTTAATGACTATTGATGAAATATTAGACGAAGCTCAACGTATGCCTATTGATATATGGGAAAACGCTAAGCCTCGTTTATTGAGAGAATTAAAGAAAGAAGTAAAAAAAAAGGTTGACGCGAAAGTCAAATTGATAGAAATATCAACTAGAATTCTTTCTGGATATATTCAGAATCCTCAGTATATTATAAATTTTGAACCTAAAGAATTAGCTAATCAGTCAATAATACATGCTGAAGCTCTAATTGAATTAATTGGTTCTAAATAAACTTATTCTTACCTGCGTTTAGTTCATGTGCTAAAAAGTAAGTGGCAGCCGGAATAATTCCTAGCATTACTATTTGAATCCAAAACAGATTTACTGTATCAGATTCTACTTTATAGACTTTTAGATAATCAAAGAATATATTTACAAAGGTTTCTACTACCAGGATAATAATAGCCATTGTCTGATTATTTCTGAGAGTATAGAATGTTATGAATGAGCAAACTGTTATCGCATAGAATAACGATACCGAAAGATTAAACTCTGGAGATTGGAATATTTTGCTCTCATTGAATACATAGAACGAAATAAGCCCCTGTAAAATGACTGAAGCCATGAGGATAACTACTCCAAAAGAATTTGATCTCAGAGTATTTATCAGCGAAGATATTCTCCATTTGTTCGGAGCGCGTTTCTTACGTTCTTTTCTAATTGGTTCTGGTTTCTTTTTCATTTACTAAATACATTAGGATACATATTAGAATATAAATATCTGAAATATTTAGACATTACCCATGTTTTAATTTTACCTGCTGTTGCCATTGTCATACTACCTTACATCCAGTTTTACGGACAATATCGTCCATCTTTGCATAATCTTCTATTTCCTGTTGACTTAACATTTCCTCTGGCGTGTTAAATACTGATTCATGTTCCATATCCCAAATATATCTTCCTCCACCTTCAGGAACATGACCGGATTTATCGTTCATGTAATTACTCTTACTGTGCGCCCACTTATTTAAATTATGACCTAGTCCCTTAGACTGCCAGTATTGGAACGGTGGATGCCACTGATGAAATGCCATCGGTTCCATAATGGTAATCCCTTTTACATTGTTTTTTTCTCTTGTTCCCGCGTAAAATGGGTCTTCATCCCCATACCCTCCGAACAAAGGAAATCCATTAGGGAACATCTCAAAGAATAATTCTTTTTTTATTGAGCAAGTTTGATGGGTAATAAAATTCTCGAACTTAACATTATTCATTGTCCACGGATTATCGAAACCTTCCAACTTCTTTATGTTATTTATATCAGCAAGCCAATCTACTTCGTCAATCTTCAACTGTAGTTTAGGTGTAAGATTATATGTTTTGAACGCGCAGAAATTACGACCTGCCATTGCTTTCTCGTACATTATTTCTAATGTATTTGGGGGTAACATAGTCTCACCCGTGGTTTCACAAATTACCTCTCCTTGTGCTATTTTAAAAGCAGTGTTGAACCCAAATGTACAACCTCTCATTCCATAGGGATGCTTCATCTTTACCAGTGTAAAATGTGGCATTGACAATAAAGGTTGTATTACTTCGTCAATATTACCTAATGAATTATCTACAATGATTATTATTTCATATTCATCAGGGGACATTGTTTGATGTTTATATGAGTATACACTTCGAGCAAGTAAATTCTCATTATTGTATATACACATGCAAAGAGATGCTTTTATCATTGGAATGAATCTTTAATTTTTATACATATAAAACATAACCACCAAGCGTTTAGTTCGTCGCCAGGTTCAACACCTGGACTACCAGCGAAAGACACTTGATCGAATCCATATTCTTTCAGTAGTTCGGTCAAAGTATCAGTAGTATAAGTAACGTAATGCTGTTGGAATGGGTGATCGTGCCAGCCATACAAGGAACAAGTAGCATCTTTTAAGCTAACCTCTCCTTTGGCATATCTCATCATTGTAGCATGAAGGTTTGGAGTTTGACCACAAAATACCCCACCTATCTTAATAAGTCTGTTCCATTCACCTAATGTCTTTTTCATTTCCCATGTAGGGATATGTTCAATGGTATCTCCAGACCACATTATATCAGCGCAATGTGGAGGTAACGGAACAGCAGAAAAATCACAGACTACATCAATCATTTCATGAGCCATGCCATCAACTCTTATCCATTCGTCAAGTGGTTGTCTCATATTATGAGAACCTGATCCCATGTCTATCCTTACAATGGGTAAAGCAAGTTTACGGTCTAGTTCTGTCATTTTGGAGATATATAATAATCAATTCCGTTTTCTGTCACTATCTCGTATCCGATACCATTGTAGTAAATGTTTCTTATTCCGGTACGATATTCTTCTGATATTTGTTCAAACTGTTTCCAATGTTCAGTAGCATGTTTAATCTTCCAGTCACAGAATACATCGCCACCTACATCAATATGGTCAATATCAATGTGAGGTAAGAATACATTCTTAAACCCGGCTATCCTTACCCTGAGTGACGAAAAACTATCATCAAATCCGTAAAGAGTATGTTGGTATAAGTATCCTATTCTGTCAAGAATTTCCGGCGAGTACATATTACACGTACCCATCATATGATTAACTTCCTCAACAATTACCCATTTTTCTCCACGTTCGTGTTTTAACGGGATAAGTTTAGACTTGCTCTCTCCTATAGGCCATTCGATTAGATCACGCCTTTTCAACCCGACAACACCAATGGATTTATCTTTTGCAAAAACAGATTCCATTTCGTCTACCCATCCATCATGATTAACAACCACGTCATTATCCATTTTTATACAGAACTCTCCGGGTTTACGAAGCATCCATGCCTTGTTTATTGCGTTGGCCGTACCGATGTTTGACCCATTATAAATAACTTCAGAAATTAGATCACCGAAATCATCATAGACTTGTTTAGTAGCATCGCAAGACCCATTATCTGAAACTATAATTCTATGCTTGGTTAAATTTACACGTCCACACAAAGAATCTAGTGTGCTTTTGGTATAAGAGGTTCGCTTGTTTTCATCAGTATCATAGACCGCAAGGCAAATTAAACTAGCCATATTAAACGTGTTTTTATAGTTCCCAAAAATATGTAATTCCGTTCATATAAAAAAATAAAGCACCAACTATTTGATGCTTTATTTTGCAAACGTGTGAGTGTGAGCGTTGTGTTAAGCTTCTTCATTTGAAGTCCACAGAGCCGCTGTTGTTTCTGTCACATAGTAACTTACTCTTCCATATCCTTCCAAATAAATAATTTGGCTGTTTACTGATGAATAAGAATTTTGTGGCCCACAAACGGCTGGAACGATTCTTTCAATATGATTACTGTTTAACACTTGGGCTTGATGTGCTGACGAATATTCCGTTAACGCACCATCATCTTTTACAATAACTGTTGCTTTTAAAAGTCCCATAATTGTGTGTGTTTTGTGTGTGAATTATGGCACAAAGATAATAATAATATTAATTATATTTTTTACCTTTGCAGAACGAAGACTTTAAGTAAAAGAATGTAATGATTTCAATATTAGAGATTGAAGGACACGCCACCGACCCATGTTCATTTTATAGAGGCAGAGAGCCATTAGCACAAATAAATAGATTAGACGGATACGAAGTAGTCCCTATGGGAAACCAGATAGACTGGTCGTGGATGAGTTTCTTTGATATTGTATTCTTACAACGTCCAGCAGACGATTATCAATTAAGGGTAATCGAACTCGCCAAAAACATGAATAAAAAAATATGGGTAGACTTTGATGACGACCTGATTAATATCCCTGACACCCATCCAACAGATTTAATCAACTATTACAACAGTAAAAGGAAAATATTAGAAACGATAATTAGATTATCTGATGTTGTTACAGTTTCGACTGAGGATTTAAAAGAAAAGTATTCTAAGTATAACCGAAATATAGTTGTAATTCCAAATTGTCATAATGACTATATTTTCCCTGCAAAAAATAAATCTAAATTTACCAATAACAACAAGGTTTTTTGGAGAGGAAATAAGACACATGAACATGATATTTATATTTACAAAGATGCAATTAACCGCGCACTTAAAAAAAATAGAGAATTTTATTTTTTAGGGGAGCGATTTATCTTTATAGATAAAAATAATAATGTGCATTATGAATCCACAATGTCGCTCATAGACTATTTTACGTACATTAAAAAGTTAAACGCATCGTTATTAGTAGTCCCGCTTGATGAAAACGAACTCAATCTTTCTAAAAGTAATATCAGTTGGATAGAAGGCACGTATGCAGGTTCGTCTTGTTTAATACCAGACTTTGGTGATTTTGTTAATTGTCCGGGATTAAAATATTCCAATGAAGATATGTTTGAATTCTTACTCAACAAATCAGAAAAAGAAAATCTCGAGCCATATAACAAACAAAGCTGGGAGTATATCTGCGACAACTTGCTTTTAAGTAAACAGAATAATAAAAGAATAGAAGTGATTAAATCGTTGGCTTAGAAATACAATCCTATTTTAGCAGACTTTTCAACAGCTTCTTTCGCATCATCTAAAGAGTATGTCTTTATATCCAATTGATCCGCTTCTATATACTCTGATAATTCAAAGGCCTGTTTTATTGCTTTCTCCATTGTATCACCAATCCCTACGACATCACACACTTCCTCTGCCTTTGAGGACTGTGGAATTCTATAGTAAGTCCCATTAATTTTACATGCGAATCTTAACTTGATATTGTCCCTGAATTTATCAGGTAAAAATACTGGCAAAGTTTCTGTGGCGCACACGGCGGATGTTCCTATAATTTCTGCCGCATACTTAGCTTTGTATTCCGGCTGTATCATAATTCCCATTGATCCAAACCAAATTATTTCAGCTAAATTTTCAATGAGTACCAATTCTATGGCAAATGGAGGTGCGCCAAATCTGGTGCAGAAATCTATTAAAAATGATTCTTTCTTACCGGTTACTCTACATTCATCACTGTAAAACCCTCTATACTGTGTTTCTTTAAAGAATTGTTCTAATTTCGTTACCTGAGTTAATTCTTTTGGCAATTCATCAGTCTGAAATACTTTGCATACATAACTCTTATCTTTCATTTCAAGTCCACAAATTACCTCGTCTGGTAAAATGCCATCAATAATATAGGGGTCTATCCCTGCTTCTACGATAGAATCTATAGGCCACTCTACGATAAATTCAGTTTCGTCTTTATAGGCTCCTAAATCGCGTTCAATATCAATAAGTTTATGTTCTGATATTTTAAAGTTCTTATGATGCCATGATTCAAATGCCCCTCTCCAGTAACTTATCTTTATAAAAAGATCATCATGAATCTTTAGAAACCTTCTCAATTGGTCTATACCTACAATTACTTCATATTTACCTACGGGTAGTTTATTCTTTTTAAGAAGTTCTTTAGCAAAAACCCTGTCCAATTCTAATTTTTCGCCATTCCTTGATCCCCAAACTTTCTTCCCTAAACTTACTAATAGTGTTTGCCAATCTGAAAAGTAAAGGTCAGGGAATATAAATATATCTACGTTGTCAAAAGAATATTTCCCTTTATCATTAGTAGTTTTAAATAGATAATCTATGGATTCTATCTCGTCAAAACCCATCCCTGGCAATTCTGGATTACGTGTAGGAAACCCGGAGGCCCACGGGGTAAAATAATAAACCTTTTTGAATGATTTTGACAAAGTAATAGCCAATTCAAAGAACTGACCGTAATCGCAGACTAATGCTATCTTATCTGATGTGACTGATTTCATGCAGCAAATATACTAATTATTTGCCATATTTTACATCATAATGGAATCCGTCAGGGATAACGTAAGTAGTATTGTAATCATCCCAGTGAACTCCGCATTGTTCTATAAAATATCTTTCTACCATTTCAGCACTTCGATGTTCTTTTCTATATGGAGATTCTTTGTTATCTCCGGGTTCTCCGTCCAAGTTATTTTCTAAGTGCCACGCGTCAAATTTGTCTATGTCGGGTTCTTTAATTCCACGAATTTCACAAAGCCTTAGTTCTGTTAGTTCGTGAAGCATGCATGCGTAGGCGTAGTTTATGCTTTGCTGCGTATCATCTTTACAATACACAATTACTCTTTCATATCCTTCCTCGTCAATGAAATAATCTGCTAGCCCCTCATTTCTAACATCATTAGGATTTTTTGTAAATTCAACAATAATGGTGTAAACACGGGCCTCTTTTTCTATGAATGACGGTATCATTTCTTATATTTTTCTTGAATTGATTCCCTGATTTTATTCACATCGCCCAATGAGAAAAACTCTCCTTTTTCAATAATACCTTCATATGTTTGAATTATCATATCTGCGCCAGCTTCATCAATAGGTAATCCTATTAATGATAATGCGGTTCTCATATACTTTACATTTTGTTCTTTAGCCATTTTATTTATCTTTAGTTTGGTTCTTTGAAAGCCTTACTTATTAGAATTTGTATATAACGCCTCAATCTCTTACTCCTATCGTTGGCTTAATTTCACCATCAAACGATTCGATACTTGCAATAATACGTAATAACAAGCGTTTAATGCAATTCAATAATTCTACATCTTGTCTATCTACATTGACAGTAGATACGGATTCTTTTATTAAAATATCCTTCCCCTCATAAATAACACATAATTGGCCTTCGGTTTCATTCTCAATACCAGTTTGGGGATCAATTCTCCTGATCCTTAAATTCTTTTCATAATCGAGAATGTCGAAGGGATTATGTTTTGTTATGATCTTGCCTAAGTTAGACGTGATTGGCGTTAATGTCGTTTCCATATATTTGTGTTTTTCCTTATTTATGAAATCATACGCTTTCATTACCGATATATAACTAATTCTTTTGTTTGATTAAGCGGTTGATCTGTTATAAAAATAGCAACCCCTTCATCATTTTCGTTTGATAGTCTCATTCGTCGCGTTTCAATAACTTTGTCTTTCAGCATAAACCTGCCGTACTCGGTTAGGTAATCCCGGATGTCAAATGTTTCGTCCATTAATTATTTTTTTTAAGTTGACCTTGACCCTGACCCTGACCTTGACCCTGACCCTGACCTTGACCCTGACCATGACCCTGACCCTGACCTTGACCATGACCCTGACCATGACCCTGACCTTGACCCTGACCCTGACCTTGACCCTGACCC